ATTATAAACATTCAAGAAGCAGGAACTTATAATGGATATTTTATTGCTAATGGAGTTGAGTTTGAAATAGTTACTCTGTCTGATAATACAATTTCATATTCAATAGACAACGTATCAGTAAAAGAAGTAAATGGTAACCCTGCAATAATGACCAATATGACTGCTAGTGATATTGAGAATGGTAGTCCTTATGCTCAATTATTACAAAGTAGTGATTTTTCTAGTTCTACTGGTTGGTCAAACTATGGTACAATATCATTTGGAACTAATCTAGTTACTATTGGTGCAAGTTCTAATTCAGGTATATTTCAAGATGGTATTTTGACTAATGGCTTAGAATATAAAGGTACTATCAATGTTACAAGTTATGATGGAGTTGGATTAGCACAGATAACAAATGGAAGTGGTGGTGTACTTTATTCAATAACAGAAACAGGAATACAAACATTTACATTTACTCATGCAATTGCAAGTAGTCAATTAATAATAAGAGGAATGTCAAATGCTCTTTTTAGTGTATCAAGCGTATCAATAACAGAAGTAAACACAGGATTACAAGGATATTGGAAGATGGGAGATGGTATTAATGATGAGTACCCTGTTATCTATGACCAAACTAATCCTACTTTTGGTGCTAATCAAGTACAGAATAATAATTTTGATAGTGATACTTTATGGAATAAAGAAGCAGGTTGGACAATTAGTGGGGGTAAATTAATTGCAAACACATCTTCTGTTACTGCTTGTTACCAAGCAGGTGGTGCAACTCCTATAACTTCTGGAAAAACATATAAAGTGCAATTTGAAATTACAGATTATACAAATGGTTCTGTAAATTTAAGAGCAGGAACAACAGGTGCTATTGTTAATTTTTCTACAATAGGAGTTCATTCAACTACAATGGTGGCAGGAGGTGCATTACAAATAAGGTTTGCATCTACAGGTGTAACAAGTTTATCAATAGACAACGTATCTGTTAAAGAAGTACAAGGCAATCCTGCAACTATGACCAATATGGTAGAGGGTAATATCACTAACCAATATCCACTAACTAAGATTAGAAACTACTATAGAATGGGAGATGGTATCTTAGATGGTTTTCCTATCATACAAGACCAAACAAGTCCTAATCTTGCACATATACCTACTACTAATCTTATAACTTATTCAGAAGATTTATCTGTAATGCAAAAAGTATCTGTAGGGACTGCATCTGCACCAGTAACGACATCAAATTATGCTACTGCACCTGATGGTACACAAACTGCAACAAGAGTTATTTTTAATTTAAATAGTGGAACTTCAAATCAAGATAGAAGTATATTAAGACAAGCTATACCGACAAGTTTAATTAATTACTTTTCTGTTTATGTAAAAAGCACAGATGGAACTGAACAAACAATTATATGGCACGATGGTGGAGAGTATTCTCAAACTACAGTTACAAATGAATGGGTTAGAATATTTTATGATGCAAGAATAAATACAGTTTTTGCAGGTATAGCTTTACGAGGTGGGTTGGGTGCTAATACATCTGATATTTTAGCTTGGGGTTTTCAAGCTGAAGAACAAACACAAGCTACTGCATACTTAAAGTCAGATGGTGTAGCAGCAGTAAGAAAAGCAACAACTACTAACTTATTACCTTATAGTGAAGATTTTGAAAATGCAGCTTGGACTAAATATAAAGATGGAACAGGTAGTATACCTGTTTTAACTGCAAATAATATTTTATCTCCTGATGGATTACAAAACGGAACTAAAATAGTTTATAATGCAGGTTCAGGAACATCAGGTAGCGACCAATCTTTAATAACTGATTCTGTATCTGTTCCAAACAATTCTATTGCAACTGTTAGTATATATTTAAAAGGACAAAATGGTGGAGAACAAATACTTTTAAGAGGTGTTGCTGTTTCTTCATATAAACTTTTAACTTTAACTACTGAATGGCAAAGGTTTAGCACTACTGAAAATTCAGGAACAACTAATGATGCGATTGAATTTGGTATAAGACAAAGTGTTAGTGGACACGGAGTAATAAATTCAAGTGCTACTATATATGCTTGGGGTGCGCAAATAGAACAACAAACACAAGCAGAAACTTATGCTAAGACAACAGGATTACCTGTAACAATAGATTTATTCACAGAAAACAATTACGGAACAATGACTAATATGGTAGCAGGAGATATAGTCTTAGATACACCTAATAACCCTGCATAAAAATAAAATTATGATATATACAACACCATTAGTAACATTATTATCTGAAGTAGATGCAGAGGGAAACCCTGTATGTGATTTTTCACAAATAGTAGAAGATTCTGCTGCAACTGTTAGAAGGTCTGTAGATGGTACATTATTTATTGCTAAATTTGAGGGCGATACTCCAACTTTTTTAGATGGATTAGACCAATATACTCACGAGGAAATTCTAGTAATAGTAAATACTGCTGCTTGGACACCTGAAAATCCTGAATAAATGAAAATAACTATTTACATATTAATATTTATTTGTATAATTATGTCTTGTAAAACTCCTGCACCTTGTGGTGGTGTTGCTAGTATAGAGCAGATTATAAAAGAAAACAAAGGAATTATTAATGGAGATAGTGTTAGATTAAAATATTAAAAATGGAAAATATACTAAGTGTAAATTTATCAAGTTCAACAAGTCCAGTTATAGAAGAAGTAAGAGGTAAGGATTATATAGAATATGGTACAGAAGAATGGAAAAATTTATATCCTCAATTTCTAATTGACCTTTATTATAATTCTTCTACTCATGCAGCTATTATAAATGCAACTGCTGAAATGATAGCAGGAGATGATATAGTGATAGATGATGAAGAAGAAGCACAAGAAAATAATTTAGATAAATTAGTTAAATTAAAAAACTTATTTTATAATGCTAATGGAAAAGAAACACTACACGAAGTATTAAAAAAAGTAGCTTTTGATTTTAAGCTACAGGGTGGGTTCGGATTACACCTTATATATAATAGAGCCAAAACAGAAATAGTAGAAATTTATCATGTTCCATGTGAACGTATTAGAGCAGGTAAACCAAATGCTATGGGAGTTGTAGATACTTATTATGTATCGGCTGACTGGAGCAATACTAGAATGAATAGACCAACACCTATAGCAGCCTTTGATGCCTATGATAGAACAAGTGCTAGTCAATTACTATATAGTGGCTTATATAGTCCTAATATGGACATTTATCATACTCCTGATTATATAGCTGCTAATAATTGGGCTTTAGTAGATTCAAGAGTTTCTGAGTTTCATCTTAATAACATAAGTAACGGATTCTCAGGTAGTTATATGATTAATTTCTCTAATGGTGTACCGACACAAGAAGAAAGATTAGCAATAGAAAGAAGTCTAACTGATAAATTTACATCAGCATCAAACTCTGGAAAATTTGTTTTAACCTTTTCAGATGATAAAACAAGAACTCCTGAGATATTCCCTATATCAGTAAGTAATGCCGATAAACAATACTTAGCATTACAAGAATTATTAGTACAGAATATTCTTACAGGTCATAGAGTAACAAGTCCTATGCTTATGGGAATTAAAAATGATACAGGATTAGGTAATAATGCTGATGAGTTAAATAATGCAGCAAATTTTTATCTTAATACAGTTGTTAAACCTTTTCAATCTCATATATTAAAAGTCTTAGCTAAGATATTTAAGATTAATAATATGGATTTATCTGTATCTTTTGTACAGACAAAACCTATTACTACTAAGTTTGATATGGAAACTCTTAAATCTGTAATGACACAAGCAGAAATTAGAGAGGAGTTAGGACTTGCACCATTAGAAGAAGATGAGGTGGTAGAAGAAGATGAGTTTAATGAAGTAGGGATGATAGATGGAAAGCCTGTTTATGATACAAAAGAAGAAGCTATTGCTTATGCTGAAAGACTTGGGTGTAGTGGTTATCACGAACACGAATACGAAGGTAATACAGTCTATATGGCTTGTGAATCTCACGATGAACTAATGAATTTTGGTAAAACAGAATTAGATGTATTTCTAGAATCAATGGAAGATATACCTAAAGACTGGGAATTAATAGATGAAGAAAAAGTAGAAGATGAACATGAAGATTTTGATTTTGAGCAAAGTCTTAATGAATTTGCTAACGATAAAACTGAATTAGCATCTACAGGTATTGCAAGACCTAATGCAAAAACTAGAGGTAAAATTTCTAAAACTAAAGGTAACAACAATCAAGATGGAGTAAATAAATCATTTAATGATTATTACAAAGTTAGATATGTTTATGCTAAAGATAATTTTTTATCACAAAAAGGAGAAACTAGAGATTTTTGCAAACTAATGACTTTAGCAAAAAAGATATATCGTAAACAAGATATTATTAATATGGGAAGTAAGCCTGTAAATGCAGGTTGGGGTGCGAAAGGTGCTGCAACTTATTCAATTTGGTTTTGGAAAGGAGGTGGAAATTGCCATCATTTTTGGCTTAGACAAATTTACAAGACTTCACTAACTAATGCTAAGAGTAATATATCTTCTAGTCAATTGATAGGATATACTAAAGCTAAATCAGAAGGTTTTACTGCTCAAAAGAATGATAACAAAGTAGCCAAAGCACCAAAAAGAATGAAAAATAACGGATTTTTAAACCCTAGATAATATGCCATATATACTCCTAATAAGTGAAGATAAATTAAAGTCAAGTACGGCAATAAACATGAATGTAGACCCTGAGTTTTTACTCCCTTATGTAAGAATAGCACAGGAAAAGTATGTAGAAACTAAATTAGGTACTAATCTATTTGAAGCAATTCAACAAATGATTAAACTAGGAACTATAGGTAATGTTGGTAATGCTAACTACAAAACACTATTAGATGATTATGTAGCTGACATGATTATACACTATAGTTTTTACGAAGTTTTACCATTTTTAAGGTATAAGGTTCAAAACAACAATGTAGTTTCTAAAACTGCTGAAAACTCTAATCCTTTATCAAGAACAGAAGCACAAGATTTAAGGTCAGAAGTTAGTAATACTGCTCAATTTTATGCTGAAAGACTTGTAGATTACTTATGTAACAATAGTAGTCTTTTTCCAGAATACTCTACTAATTCTGGTGCAGATGTAACTCCAAATAGTAATGCTTATTATCAAGGAATTAATCTTGAAAGAAACTATGGTCAAGATAATAGAATTACAATAAGAGATTTTTTAGATACTACATATAATTAATGAAGAAAAGATATAAAATAAAAGAAGTAAATAAAACAAAATTAAAATCATATTTAACCAATGCCAATAAATCTAGTAACAAAGGAAGTGGGGGAAGTAATAGGGGTAAACGGAACAATACTTAGCATTACTACATTTAGCAATATAGAAATAGCTTTAAAGATTATCTTGTTAGTTGTGAGTATAGCATATACATTGGACAAATGGTATAATCAAAAAAAAAGAAACAAAAAAAAATAGTTTGAAACACTTTAAAACATCTGAGTTTGATAGTCCTGATTTAAAAGGTAGTGGAAAAAACATGAACAAAGTGTTAATGGGGTTTTTAGATATTGCAAGAGCAAGAGCAGGGATACCTTTTAAAATTACAAGTGGTTATAGAACAAAAGAACACAATTTAAAAGTTGGAGGTAGAGTAGGAAGCAGTCATTGTAAAGGATTAGCTGCTGACATTTATTTGCCTAGAAATTCAAGAGATAGGTATTTGATTATTAATGCTATTATAGAAATAGGAATTAATAGAATAGGAATTGACTTCAACAGAAATTTTATCCATGTTGATATTGATAGTGAGAAAGATGAAAATGTTTTATGGACATATAAATAC